ACGTCGCGCACAGGTTCTGCCCGGCGCTGACGTAGTACCCGCCCTTGGCGTAAGCCGGGGTGATGGTGTTGGGGGTACCCTCAACCATGGTGCCCGGCGCCGAGCAGTACGCAGTCCCGGCGGTCGTGTTGCAGTCCACGCCGTCCAGGAACCCGTCCTTGTCGGTCTCGCTGTCGTCGGCCTCGGCGAATAGGCCCAAGTCCACCGTGAGGGTGCCGCCCTCGGCGGTCTCCTCGACCAGGCCGGCGACCATGACCAGGTAGCCCGCCGGCACGTAGAGCAACTGCACGTTGTCGGCGCTCGTCACGTCCTCGTCGGCGCAGTCAATCGTCTTCCGCCACGTGATAACGTTCGATGCGAGCGATGCCGCGACCTTCTTGGTCTTGGTCGTGCTCACAAACCCGTCCCGTCTGTCGTCCATAGCCATGCGAAGTCTCCTTGTTCTGAGGGTTCAATGGGCCATTACGTGCCCTGGTAAGCGTGGACGTGGCAGAGCGCCTCCGGCTTCACGACCTTGAAGCCGAAGACGTACAGGAGTTTGAGCGCCTGCCCGAAGCCAGCCACGCCGACGTCGAAGACCTTCTTTTCGGTGAACTGCAGCGCGAAGGCCGTAGCGAGTTGGTGCGTGAAGATGAGTTCGGTCGCGGTGTGGCCCCCGGACGACGTGTCCTTCAGGTTGTTGGTCACGAAGACCTCGAACCCGTTGATCTTGCCGATGCGGCCATTGCGAATCGGCGACTGGTCGTCCCCGGTGAGCGAGGCGTCCTTGAGGTCGGACTTCTTGATCAGTCCGTTCACCCAGGGCGGAATCACGGCCTTGCGTCCGTCCGGCGGGACATCGAGTTCGTCCATCGCCGTCCCCACATCCACGAAGAGATCGATGACGGTGGACTTGGTGATGGCCAGCGGCGTCCCGGCGACGCCGAAGTTGAACTGGCCGTTCTTGCCCGCGGTGGCACCCGCCAATTGGGAATGGGCGTCGGCGTAGATGGTCTGAAGGACCGTCTCATCCACGCCGTTCACCCCCGTCGCCATCTTGCGGCTGGCGTGGTCGCTCCACTTGCCCATCGCGTCATAGTCGATCTGGTGGGCGGCAATGGAACCGAGCTTGAACGAGAAGTACTTGGCGTAGTCCACGGTGAACGACAGGCTGGAGGGGTCGGGCTCTTCCACAACCAGCGGCATGTCCTGCACGTAGTCCCGGTTTGTGAAGGTCGGCAGGGTGCGAATCTTGACGGTGTCGCCCTTCTTCTTGATCTCCGCCTCGACATCGTTGTTCGTGATGGCGGCGTAGGTCGAGGTACGGTAGAACTCCACCAGCGTCTTGGCCGCGTACAGGGTCGGAATTTGGTCCGAATCGGAATAGTCGGGATGACCTGAGGCAATCGGGGTTACTGCCATTGCGGTAGCCTTTCAAGTTGTGCAGCGGCCCGAGTGCCGTCTCCGTTACTGGATACGGCCATCGCGGGCGGCTGCATCAAGTTCGTTTTGGATCTCCTTCGCCCGCGAAACTGTGTAATTCCCGCGGGCGATCTTTCCGTACTCCTCCTCCCAATCCTTCAGCGCCCAGACTTTCCCCTTCGGCTTCGGTTGCGCCGGCACACTGACGGTGACGGGTGCGACCTGGGACGCGACGGAGGGTTTCGGGGCCGAGGGCTTGGGGGAGGGCTGCGGCTTGGGTTGAGACTCGGAGTAGACCTTGAAGAAGTTCGCCGCACGGATCGGGTCGTTGGAGTCCTGCGTCGCCTTCAGCAGCCGGTGCCGGGGCACGCCGGTCAGCGGGTCCGTCTCCCGGAGCCACGTCTGGAACTTGGGATCGTCATGCACGGTCTCCCAGTCCGGGACCAGCGCCCCGAGGACGTTGAAGAAGTCCGACTCTGGCGGTGCGGGCGGTGCGGCGCGCTGCAATTTCTTGAGCTCGCGCTGCACGATCCGCGTCGCCATCTTCTCCGACATCTTCTTCGCGACAGATAGGACTTCGGGACCGAGTTCCTTTTCCTCGTCGGACAACTCGATCTCCACGGCGTCCGCGTCGTCCTTCTCGGACTGGGCGGTCTTGGCCGCTTCGAGTTCGGCTTCGAGTTGCCTCGTGCGTTCCTGGAGTTCCCGGCGTTCGGCGGCGTAGCGAGGCACTTCGGCGCTGTACTTACCCGTGAGCACGGCATGGGCCTGACGCAACCGCTCCAACTCGGCCTTGACGGTATCGAGTTCGGACGGCGCTTGCGGGGCAGGCTCGACTGGCGCCGGGGCTTCCTTCGGCGTCTCCTGCGGCGGGACTTCGGGCGTCTGGGGAGCTGCCTCTTCGGCAGTCTTCTCCGGGGGCGTCTCCGGTTGCGGTTCCGCCGGGGCGGTTGCACCGTCCTGGGCCGCTTCCAACTGCTTCTGTGCCTCTTTCACGTGATCCGGTACGGTCGGCTCATACGTCATGGTCCACTCCTTCCGGGGGCCTGCTGAGAGGTCTCCCCGACTGTGCGCCAGCCCTGGGGCGGGTCTTGGCGCTATTGCGACGCAACCGCGAGAGCCTTGCGTGAGGTCTTCTGCCCGGCTGCAAATTCTCGGTAGTACTGCTGGACGGTCTCGCGACCGCCCCTCTTGAGGTATTCCGCGATCCCGAGGGCGAACCGCGTGACGGTCCCGGCGGGTCCGCGTCTGAGGTGAATGACGGGCTGTTCGTCCTTGGGCATGTGTGCGCCCCGGCACGCAATGAGCCGGTCCCACAACTGCCAGTCGATGAGTCGGGTCCCCCGGTATTTGTCCGCGTGGGCGCGGAAGTAGTCGCGCATCTCGGGGGTAAAGGAGCACCAGCCCTTCGGGTGCCAGAGGTGGATCGCCAAGTTCGTCTCTTGGCTCAGGCGGACGCTTCGCGGCATGAGGGCGCGCTTGCGCAGTTGCTCTATCGTGACCTGCATCAAGTCGTACACGTCCTGGAACGGCATGGGTCCGTAGTCGCGCGAGAACCCGATGGCGTCGAGCCAATCCTTCCGCGCGAAGAAGATGTCCTCCAACCACGCCGAGTCGCCGGGCTTCGGCAGGGGCGACCAGTACATCCACTCGCGGGTCGGCATGATCTCGCAGTAGTCGCGCGCCCGCTCGAAGTCGCCCCGGTCGAGTGCCCGCGCCAGCACGTCCGAGACGTCGCGGGAACAACTCGGAAACTTCCACTGCTGCGGGTCGTTGCCGGGCCGTCGCAGGTTGCCGATCGCGAGGTGCGGGCGAAACTCTTCGAGGTAGCGGATGGTGCGGATCAACCGGTCGCCCGCGAAGAAGAATTCCGGGTGGGCCCATCCCACGTACTGCCCCACGACGAAGTCCCAGACCCTCCGCGTCTGCTCTATCACGTCCCAGACTGGGTACCCCTCAACCATGTCGTGGCCGCAATTCAGGACCGTCCAGTTGAGTCCGGAGGTGTCGCAGGCAAAGGAGGGCGTCAGTTCGTCGGCTTGGTCCCCTTGGCAGAGGACGATCAACTGCAACTTCGGGAGCGACTCTGCGTTGAGCCGCGTTAGGGATTCCACGAAGCGCCCGGTCATACGCAGCGGCTTCTCCACGTCCACGAACAGGATCAGGGTGAGGGTCGGTGTCATGGGAGCCAGTCTCCGAGGGGGGTGTGACCCGTGGTGAGGATGTCCGCGATCCGTTCCGCCGCGCGGCCATCGCCGAAACAGTCCGAAGGTTTGGGTTGTTCCATCGCCAGACGTCCCATCGCCGCCTTCGCGATGCGGTCCCGGTCTACCCCGGCGAGGACCGCGATCCCCGCCGCGATCGCCTCGCCCCGCTCCGTCGTGTCGCGCATGACCACGCAATGCCGCCCCAACGCCGCGCATTCCTCCTGGACGCCTCCGGAATCACTCATCACAAGCGCGGAGTGCCGCACGAGACCGAGGAACTTGTGATAGGGCATCGGGGGCATGAAGAAGACGTGCTGGTCGTCGTGCAGCAGAAACTCAATCCGGCGCCGCAACGAGGGATTGCCGTGATGAACCCACGCGACGCGCAGACCGCTCTGCTTCGCCACGTCCGCGACGGCGCCGCAGAGCACGTCCATGCGCGGCCAGTTTTCGCGCCGGTGCGCCGTGACGAGGATGTACTCCCCCTCCGGCATGATCCGGTCACAGTCCGGCACGCTGCGCACGGCGTCGATGACCGTGTTGCCCACGACACGGACATTGCCGGCGTGCATCTCGTCCCCGATGTTCTCCGCTGCGGTCGCGGTCGGCGCGAAGTGCCAGGTTGAGAGCGCGTCCACGATCACGCGGTTGGCCTCTTCGGGAAACGGGTCGTCGCGGTCGTAGGAGCGCAGGCCCGCCTCGACGTGCGCGACCGGCACTTGGGCATGGAACCCGGCCAGCGCGGCCCCCACGGCGCTGCTTGTGTCGCCGACCGTCACTACCGCGTCGCGATGATCCAAGAACTTCGGCAGTCCCAGGAGCGTCAACGCGACGATCTCGCTGAGCGTCTGCCCCTCGTTGAAGATGTTCAGGTGTTCGTCTACCGTCAACCCGACCGACTCGCAGGCTTGCGTCGCCAGGAAGGTGTGCTGGTCGGTACAGACCACCTTCACGTCGGCCTTGCGTTCCTTCAGCGCCTTGACGACCGGCGCGAGTTTGATTGCACTGGGACGGGTGCCGAAGACGACGAGGAACGTCGTGGGCAGACTCACGGTCGGCCCTCCCGGCCTTCGCCGATCAGACAGTCCGCTCCCAGGGGTTGGACCGAGACATCGCCGAACGCCGTGCGCAGGAGCCGTCTCAGCCCCTCCGCGTCGTACATGCACGTGACCATCTCAGGCACGCCGGGTCCGGTCCCGTAGTCCGGCAACTCTTCCCATCGGTCGTAAGGCGCCGCCACCTTGGGGTGCCCGTCGCGGTCGAGAACCACACAGACAAACACGCCCTTCGGGTCGAGCATCTGCGCGATGTGCCGCATGGCCGCATCGGGCCGGAACTTGAGATGGGGAATGACTTGGGAAGCAAGAATCAGGTCGAACGTGGCCTCGATCCGGGCTTTCAGGATGTCGTGCTCGGTCCAGGCGACGTACTGCCCGGTCTTTTGGGCGATCTCCTGCAGCGTGTCGGCGCTGACGAACGTACCGATGGGGAGCAGGTCCATCGCCGTCAACTGGTGGTCCCGCGAGGCGAACCAGATCAGCTGCGTCCCCCATCCCGGCCCGATGTCCAGCACCCGCCGGGGCGTGGGAGCGATTTGGTCCAGCCGATGGGAGAGATCGGGAAGATACAAGTCCTCCATCGCGCGGTAGTGGTCGGCGTAGTACGACTTCTCGGTCTTCGCCGCGATGAATTCTTGTGACTGCAAGACCGACATGCTCATGCCACGTCTCCCTTGAAGAGGTACAGGATGCGGTCGACCGGCTTGGACAGTCCGGGATGGTCCGACGCGACGCGCCAGGTCAGCACGGGGTCGCGGTCGAGGGTCCAGGCGCGGATCGTCTGGCGGTCGATGTGGGCATGGTCGTCGTTGCCCGGCCACAGATACGGGAAACTCAGGAGGACGTGCCGGGCGTGTCGGAACGCCTCGCGCGACGCCTCGCACTGCCGGCCTTCCAGGTGCTCCCAGACCTGAAGCGCCACGATCAGGTCCCACGGACCTCCGATCGGCCAGGGCGTCACACCGGCGTCGTGGACGTAGGTGTGGGGACCGTAGATCGCCGTGATGTCCATCGTGTCGCAACCGGGCACCAGCGGGGGACCGTAGGGGCCGATCTCCAAGCACGTCTCCCCGGGCAGGCGCTCGATGATCGCCCGCGCCACCAGGAGGTAGGGCGTCCTGCCGAGGTAGTAACTGTCACGCTCAACCCACGACTCAATCGTCCGCACATCGACCACGCGCATGGATCGCCACCTTATGTGGTCTGCAAACCCACGACGGTCCAGAGCGGCGATGCCTTGGTGTTGGTGTTGATGTACAACACCCCATTCGTGACGTCCACGCAGAGCGAACCCGGCCCGGCGACACCCGCCTTGGTGCCGGACGTACCGTCCGATGGCTCACCGGCGTGCGCGAAGAGCACGGCAGCGCTTGCCTCGTTGTCCGTCACCAACGTCACAACGTCGTAACTCCGTTCGCAATGTCGAGCCATCTCATGGCCTCCCTACTGGGTCTGAAAACGCTGAACGTCCTCGGCCGTCTTGGCCGCGAGGTCCACCAGTTCATCGATCTGCTGAATGCGGCCCGCCAGGGTCGCGCGCTGGTACTCCGTCAAGGCCTCCCCGTGGACGAGCCGCCGCGTCAGGAGTGCCGCCTGTACGCGGAAGGACTCCACGACGAGTTGCCATGCGGGCGAGTCCTTGAGCGTGACAGACGCGCCGAGCAGGTCGCGGGTCAATTTCATGATGCCTGCACTCCTGCGCTACCTTGCGCTACCCTGGGGCGAGTGGACTGCGAGGCTGTCTCCGCAGTTTCAGGGGCGCCGACAGCCACGGATTGCTGTTGGGCCTGTTCTTGCGCCGCCTGCTGTTGCTTCTGCATCTGGGCGACAAGCTCTTCGTCCGTCGGCACAAGTTCTTCGGTGGGCAGGTCAAGGTCTGACGCGAGCGAACGCAGCAACGCCGCGCGGCCCCGTGCACCGATGATCGCCAGGTCGGTGGGATTGTTCGTCGCACTGAGGAACTCCTGCCGGCGCTTGCGCGTCTCTTCGCGAACGATGGCGGACAATACCCCCCTGGGAATGACTCGCAGGTCGCCCTTGATCGCGTTGCGCTCTTCGTCAGGCAGGTACTCCAGGTCCCATCGGTAGAGATGTGAGATTCCGGGCCGGATCACGTCGCGGTCGATGTCCCCAATCACTCGGCTAATCCCGCGCGCGGCGGCCCCCATGAGCATCGACATCCCGCTGGCCGTCTGGCCCGCGCCACCGACATCCTCATTGCCGTGCGCGTAGCGCGGAATCAGCGTTCGGTCGTCCGCCTTCGATTCGAAGTATTCGGCGATGGCCTGTAGCCTGTCGGCGATGAGGGGGATGTTGAACACCTCGACCGGCGGGCGGCCCGTCGTTGATTTGCTCCCACTCCACTGCCAGACCTTGTTGACGTAGACCTTGGTGATGTCGGTCTCACCCGAGAGGGATTCGAAGTCCACCGAAAACTGCGGACCAGCGGCCTGCGCGATGTTCACAAACGCGGCACGCCAACACTTGTTGACCGCATCCTGGCAATCCGACATCTCTTCGGGGATGGCCTTGCCCCATATCGTGCCCGGCAACTTCTTGAAACTCGTCACGAGATACGGCGTCTCTCCGAGCGGGTCCGGGTTGAGAATGGCATGGACGACATGGTCGTTGATGAGCAGGGCCGTGATCGCAACGTACGTATTGGGGTCATCAACCACCATGCCCCATTCGACCAGCAACTTGCTCTGCACCTCGCCCCAGAACTCGATGCCTTTGTACGTGTCGGGCGCCGAGCCCTCGTTGACGCTCGTGTCCCGATCCTCAAGCGCCGCACGGCCGCCCTCGACGGTCTGCGTCGGTCCCTTACCTGGCGCCGGACCTTCGGACAGCACCGCGTCCAACTCGTCTGAGTTCCAACCCTCCTGCCCGCGTTGCTTCGACAACTCTGCCCCGGAGATGTGGACGACCTCGCAGACGTAACTATCGTTGACCGCTCGGCTGTTGGGCGCCGGGTAGAAGTCGTGTGGACTCGGTGCTTCCCACTTCGGAACCTGCTGCGTCACGACGACCGGCTCCCCATTCTCCCACTTCTGGCGTTTGATCTTGCGAATCACGGGTCCCTTGAGGATTGCAAGCGGATAGGTCGTCAAGTTGTGCCGGAACTCGGCAAATGCCTTGTCCCAGTCGCCCTCCGCCATCTGGTCCTTGACGGTTTCGGTTGCCCGCGCCGCGATCTCCTGAGCCTCTTCGTCCATCGCCCGCTCTCGCTCGTCGTACAGCGCCAACGCGGCCTCTCGCACGTCATTCATACTCACTGCAGTGCCAGTCTGCATCGCGGTCTGGAAGCGCGCGAGAACCTCCTGGCGGATCGACTCTCGAACGTCCTCCGGCAGGTCGGGCTGCGGGGTCGGATCCAGGGAGTACGGCACGTCGCGCGGGGCCCGCATCACCTCGTCAATCCAGGCGTCGGCAGCGTTGCACTTCGTATCCGCGATGTTCGCGTAGACCGGGTTCTTGCCACTCAGACCGCTCAGCGCCGCCAACTCGTTCGCCGAGTACTCGCCCTTGCGCGCCCTCTGACACGCCAGTAGCCGCGCGTCAATCGACTGTGCGCGGTACTTCTCGGCGGCTTCAAAGCACCTGCGGATGTGCGCGGCGAGTTCGCCTATGTGTTTCGGGGGCGGTGCGGGTGGGCTCGCATCCGCCTCGCGTTGGGCCGCCTGCGCGTCCAACTCGGCGTTGCTGACGAACGTCAATCCCGTCACCGTCTCCCCCGTTCGTAGCTGGCCGGGCCGTCAGTGCGCATAAAAAACCGGGAAACTGGTCTGGGTACCCAGTTTCCCGGCTCATTGCGCGTCCGAGTCACGCGCGGCTAGCTAGGTCGCGCGTCGCCCGGCCAAGTTGTCAGTCTGCTACGTTCTAGTGTTGCGAATTCCTACACCTCTGTTGGAGAATACCACACGATTGCGAAGTTGTCAAATGCGAAGTCCACATGTTGCAGCCACTCAAACAGAAATAGGCCTAGAACGAACGGAAATGGCCCTAGGTTGCGTCCGCGAGTCCAGATGGCGGCTAGACACCCATCCTTGAAGCCGACGCATCCTAGACTCCTTTCCGCTCGTTTTTGGGGCTGTGTTGTGTTTTCCTACACTCGGGCGGGATTACCA